GGGCATTCCTGCAGGAGGAATGGGATACAAGCCGCTCGTAAGCTTTAGTATCCGTCTGAAGACGACCGCTAAGTATGCCTTCGGTGGGGTGAGATTTCAAAACTCTTGTCCACCATTAGAAGGGACCAACTTGGTCGGGCGGCACGTTATGCCGATTACTTCAGTACCCGCCACCCCCCTAAAGGGGTAGAGGACGCATCTCCTTGAACTCGGAGATTCTAGCGCCCATGCCCAGGCTGGCACGGGAGTGGCCTCAGATCGGGGACGCCCGCAAATGCGGGCAAGGAAGGTGCTCGAGTCGCAATAGTGGTTAAAATACCACTTTGCTCGACTGACCTTCGATGGCAGCCTTGTTGCCATCCGCCTGATCTTTTGTGCTGGCACCCACGAGCAACTACGCTTGTTGGGGGTGCACTTCCGGAGCTCAGCCCACGTTTTCGAGGCCGTCTTGTAGGACCCTGGCAAAAGAGGCGGACCGTAATAAAAACGGTCTATTGTCAATGCGCTTCTTAAGCTTTGGTTGAGGTTCCGTTCCGGAACCAAGACGGTCTCCCCAGTGTGGGAGAGTTCAACGGTGGAGGTTGGTGGGTTTGTTTCAGCGAAGAGCCGGCGCGCGCGATAAAGCGCGTGTCCAACGAGAGCCGGCAAATATTGCAGGTCTTCGAGCTGAAAACCAAGCTTTCCTAGGGAGACCCCTTTCTCAATGAGAGAGTGGACAAGAGGCCCATGGTGCGTTAACCATGCATTCGCCCCAGGAAGACGACGAGGGCACTCGGACGTAAACGCGCGGAAGCGTTCGCCGAGTGTGTCAATCCCAATGTCGAGCTTGGGAACCAGAGCACGCATCCTCATCGTCTTGCAAATGACCGCTTGCTTTCGTTGTACTACGATAGCGGTAGAGTTGATATTGCAAGACGTTGGGAAGTAAGTCGTTTTTCTCGACTCTGGTTCCAAACCCAGGGAGGGCAGGAGTTCATGCCAGGGGCTGGGGTCCGCGGTCTCGGCGACAAGATCATCGCCGTTGACAAGCATCGGACATTCCCCCAGGGCATAGAGGGTGGCGAGTCTGTTGTAAAGGCACAAAATTGGAAATGATAGGTAAGAACCCATCATAGTGCCTCGCATTACGCGAAACTCGTCACTCCCAAACCGAACACGGACGTCTAGCGATTGCATTGCATTCAGACGTTGCTGTTCGGGAACTCCTGTCGCGCCATCGAGTATGGCGCTGAGGATGGCACGGGCCACCTCGAGGCTGAGGTTGTTGGTGGCGCTTTTGTAATCGCCACTAAGCAAGGATTCACGGAACTGGAATCCTGCTCTCCTGAAAGCCTTTGAGGTGGGAGGCCCCGTTAGCAGCCACTTCTCGCGGCGAATCTTAGAATAGATCGCTGCGTGAAGCGGCCTTAGCGGGGCCATCGCCGGTGGTTGCAGGGTAACGCCTCGGGACTTGCCTGCAGATATGACATCTGCGTATTTAAAAGTCCCGAGGGGCGATGGTTCAGGGTTCTCTACCATCGCGAGGTACTCGCTATGCGAGAGGTCATACCTCATACCCCCCTTCGATCT